ACCAAAAAATGACCGTGTGATTATGGATAAATCCACCACAGTCTTTTTTATGTTAAAGCTTCACTTAAGTGGGGCTTTTTTATGTCAATAACACTTAGTTGTCAATGCGGATAAAGCTGTAATTTAACCATCGTAAGCTCAGCGCTAATTAGTTCTTAACCTCAATCACTTGTTATATAGTTTCTATCTGTGAATTATCATGTTTAACAGGCTTACTGATTACCTTAGGAGAACAGTGAACCAAACGTGTTTTGTCACCATCTTTAAGTTTAACCGTACAATGATTAATATATTCAACAGAAATACCAAAGTAATGTAAATCATCGCTATTAATACTGATTTCATTTTCACCCTGATAAAGCGTAAAAAAATACTCTTTATATTTTCTATCTTTATTCAAGACAACCGTTTGATACCCGTTCATATAAACCTTGTTGGCCTGATAAGGTAAACCTAAAGAAGTGCCGCTTTCATTATTAGCCTGAACAGAGTCAGAACTATTAAAAAAACCGTTATTTTCAGTAGAGGTATTGCTAGAAACCTTGAACTTTTCTTGATTGCTTTCCATGCTACGCTCAGAAATAGATTTCTTATCTTCCTTAATAAAACCCCACCATGTCGCATAACAGACAGCAAAAAGTAATATGGCGATTGTAAACAGAAGAGTAGGATCTTTAAAGCCGTTAGCTCCTCCTCTTTTCGTAATGTCTCCTGTGCTTGTGCTTCGGTAACATTTATGGACTTCAACAGGGACTTTTCTCCATTTGGTAATGTCATCTTTCTTTTTTGGTACACCGCTAGTTTTGGGTAAATGTTCATGTATACGAGGTCTCCGTTTAAAGTAAGGTATAAACTCTAAGGCTTGATTGTATTTATGAAAATAAGCAAACTCACAAACAGAGCGTACCAAAGTATGAATTTGTGTGATTTCAGGAGTACAGTAGATAATATCCCAGTTATATTTACGATGGCGCATGTTAGCTTCACGCATCAATTTAGGGTAAAGAATATCGCCATTTTCATCGAGTACAGTCTCTCCCGTATCATCGCGAGTACCTTCACTTAAATCAGGCTTAAATTGAGCAATAGCAGCCTTATAATGACTATAAAACTTGTCTGGTAAATGCTCTTTTATAGACTCTATACCTTGATTGTCTAACTCTTCTGGCTTAAAAACCTTAGCATCATTGGGAAAAACATCTTGTACCTCATCAATAATGATAAAGGCTTTAACAGGCATCCACCAAAACCATCTACGCCAAAGAAATAAACCCGTTTCTGTTTGACTAGATAAACGCCAAATATCAGCACTTTCAGGAAATACTTCATTAAGTTCAATTTCAATAGATTCTTTAGTTAGAACACCTTCTATATTCGTTACAACAACACGACCTGAACGTAAAGCAGGAAGGACTTCAAACCAAAAAGCTGATGCGGATTTAAAAGAACCAGGAGCACCATGAAAAATACTAGCAGACATAATAATTACCTTATAAAGTTCATGACAAACTTAGTCATATAAGCATTAAGTAATAAATTCATACCATCAAAGAAACGCATGTCAACACAAGCTTGTCTAACGTCTTGAGGTAACAAGGACATTTGAGCAGTAATTTGAGACATTATATTTAAATCAGCAATAATGACTTTGGCAACTCCCCAAGAATATTGAATTATTTCTAACTGAAAATATAACTTTGCTTTAACGACCCAAACTATCAACCAACCCGTTAACCGCTGTAACATACTAGGTACATCATCAAAAAAGAAATCCCACATTTCGCCAAAACTGTCAGCAACCATTTGTGAAGCACCACCAGCATCTTGGTAGGTATCACCAAGAGCCATAAACGGTAAAAATAAAAACAAACAAAATATTATATTTTTCATTAATCACGCCTTAGTAAAATAAAAGCTGCATACAATGAACATAAAAGCATAATTGGACCTGCTAACAACTTAAAAAAATAATCAAATCGCCCCAAAGATAAATCAAATGTACCTTGCGACAATGTTAGAACTCTTGATTCATAACCAGTAGCGCTAGGAACAGTTATAGTCATTAAAGCTGAAGCTTCTGCTTTTGCTAAATTAATGAAATTTGTTGTATCAGTTTTTAATTGTTCAATTTCAGCTTGAAGTGTTGCTTTGCTAGAATCATCAAACAAAGCACTAATTTTTGATTTATCAATAGCGGCTGTGGTCGTGGTATATGTTTCTCTTTCTTCTTGAGCTGCACCGCCACCCGAAGGTTTATCTTTTACAATTTTTGTTAATTCTTCAAGCGCAGCAACAATTTTGCCATCGCCAGACTTAGTGGTAGAGATTAAAGCCTCGGTACCTTTACGTGTAGCATTTTCAATTTGGGCTAGTTTTTCATTGGATTTTTTTGTAAGTGCAGCCACTTCAACCGTTGCTTTGGCCTCTTCACTAACAGGTATTGCATTGTCAGGCGTCCAAACACCGCCAGAATCTAAACAAGCACCACAATGACCCGAAGTTGCAACAGAGCATGAGCCAGTACCGATGGGACAATCAGCCTCAGTTGCGTTTTGCGTTTCATCCCAAGTGCCGCCCATGTCCTCACAAAATCCTTTTGTAGAGCTAGCAGCAATAACAGAGCATGTACCATTATCATTAAAATAATCGCTTTCACCCTCACCAACATCAGGATGCTTAGACGTATCACAATAGACATTTGCCCCATCATCTATACAGCCATCGTCACAAATTTTTGTGCCTTGAACATCTTTACAATGTTTTTCTTCACTGGCTTTACAATAATTTGTACCACCCGAGAACATACAACCATCTTTATCATCACCAGTACCTGAACTATCAAAAGGGTCATTTTCAGAAGAGCCACAACCTAACGTTTCATTAGCTGTGCCTTTATAATAAGTGGCATCACCAACAGTGACTTGACTAACCGTACAAGAAGCCCCGTTATAAGCTGAGTAACACATAGTCGATGCTGAATTATTACCAGAATCTAAAATAAGCTCTTTGCAATAATCTTCGTTTTTATCTAATTCGTTTTGCTCATCAATTTGCGCTTTTACATCATTAGGGTGGTAACACTGGTCAATAACACCATCATCATCAGAATCATTAGCAACGGTATGGCTAGGGAATTGTTCAGAGGGGCATCCTTTGATTTCAGTTTGTGAACCATTAAGCCAACCTCGATAATGAAAAGTGGAACCCCAAGTATCAGTGTCAGGATTTTGTAAATACTCATAAACACATTTAGGGTAAATGCTTTTTACAGTTGAACTAAGCATCTTATCTTGTTCAGTAAAACAAGAAGCATTTCGCTTTGTTGGTGATGCATTATGAGTAGAAGCCAAAATATCCAAACACTCTGGCTCAGTTACATATTGACTATTACAAGTAAAAATATAATCAGAAGTTGTTTCTGGTGGCTTACCATCTAACTTAGTAAAATCTATTGAATAACTAAAAAAAGAGGAAAAAAAAGCGACTAGAAAAGCCGCTATTTTCCATGCTTGCAACGCATTAACTTGTACGTATTGCACTAGAAAACCCCTCGACAAAACAGTAAGTAAAAATTGTTGCAAACATTAATGAAGTTAACATTACTTAGAAGTAAGTAACTTATAAACAATGCCAACACCCGTAACAACAGCAGCTAAAGTTAAAATAACTACAACAGCAGCTTCAACATTGGTTGAGCCATCAGTACCAGCAGCACCAATTGCAACCGAGTGGTCAGTAGCAAAAGCAGCACCAGAAGCCATTAAAGAAGTTGCAACAGCAACAGTTTTTCCACGCCAAGTTTTTAAAGTGTTCATATTTTTACCCTTTTAAGAAAGCTCGAAATTGAGCATTAACTTTTCCCGAAAATTCGGGTTACTCTGCCGAGTGAGTGACCACCAATAAAACCAATTAAACAAATGGCATTAAAATAAGCGAAGTCCTCAACGGAGAATTCAAACAAGTCTTTCAATGTTGCAACAATCGTATCTATATTGATTGCGTCATATTCAGACTTGGTTAATAGAATCATGCCGCTAGGACAAGTTTCTACTGATGTACTGTCTATTCTTAAATTGCCAAAACCTGATTCATACAAACAATAGGAAGCGTTTGAATTAAAACTAAGTAGCAATAAAAGAATAATTAACGTTTTCATTAGTGATCCCATTCAAAAAAATCAAAGGGCATTCTAATGTCATAATCACCACAGTCAGGACAGCAACTGTAATCATTAGATATGGCTAATTCAGTAGCAAAGCCACACCAACCGCAACCACAGAAAAACGATTGATTTAGAGGAACTAAGCTAGTTATGTTTAAGTTCTTTTCAAAAAACGCTACTGAATCAGCCATGACTTTTAAGCCTTAAACATTTCATCAAAATGTTTTTTAAGTTGAGGTTCAACTGGAATAACTTCAGAAATTTCATTTTCAAAAGTATCCGTATTAAAACCAACAATTAGCTCGTATTCTTTATTAGAAACAAAAGCGCCAGTATCAATTAACTTATGAGCATACTTAGCGTTAATGCTGAGTTTGTTCTTACCAAAAGGTGTTTCAGTTGATTGACCAACAGCCTTACGTTTAAATTTAGGTGCGTTTACATTTTCCAATGGATAAAGCATTAATACTTCTGCTGATTCAGCATCTGGGTTTTTGCTTTCAGGAAAACTAGTGATTTGAATACCACATAAAATAATTTTATTAGACATAATTAGACCTCAATAACGTGATTGATTAAGTGTTTATAGGTGGGTGGAATACCAAGTTTGCCGCCAGTATCTTCTGGCAATATCAAACCTATAGTTTGTTGAATGTCACCCTCTAAAATTTCAAGAATGTCACCCAAGGCTTTACCTGCTGAACGACGAACATGACGAACGCGAGCAGCAATATCTAAGCAGACTTCTTTGGCCTTGCTCATAGATTTAGTTCTAATCCCTTTTTCTAAGTTAATAGAGCCAGCGAAAGGGCAGAGACCTGCAAAAGTTGCCGCAACATTAAGTAAACAATCAACAGACCATTTCTTTAATTCTGCTTCTGAGCGATACCAAGTGAAATCATCTTTCTTGATACCTTGCTCTAATTTTTTGTCATAAATACGCCAGTAAATAATTGAACGACGAGAACCAACACAGACCATTTCTTGACTAAAAACTTTGTTCATATTCTTATCATAAGAATACTTGTGATTAGGGTTTACTTCTGGAGACATGCCGCGATTAGATGTTCTAAACCAATCATCCTTATGGGCTTGTTCTGCATAGTCACAATTGAAGTTATTGTCGAAATCATCAAACGCTAAATCAATACGGCTTAGCTTAGTTATGGTGAAAACCTTTGATAACCAATGGTGAAGAATGAACGGATTAGTATGCTCAAATAATGACTTACAACCAGTACCTGATATTTGAAAATAAATAGTATCTCGTTGACCACCAAGACCAATAAAACCAACGTCAGCACCATGAGCGCGTAAAGTCATAGAGTCTTTATAACCATGTAAACCGCGGCCACGCATGGGGGACATTTCAAAACCCAGAACCTCATTGACCCATGTTTTTAAAGTCCTTTCATAAAAGTCTTTTAATTTCTCAGTTGTTTCATTTTTGTGTTTTTCTAATTCATCTAAGTCAGTTGAATGACAGGCTTTAAACTCAGGTAATGTGGGGTATTTAGTTTGAGTGCGGAAAGTTTTACCCATTTGACCAGACTTGCGACATTGACGTAGTTCAGCGATAGGAAAAGCAAAAGCAATATGGTCTATTTTAATCGCGTCAAATTTAGCGGATTCAATTTTTAATTGCTCTTTATCAAGGTTTTTCAAAGCATTACGTTTATGCTGCATAAGTGATTCAGCAGTGTTTGTGTAAACGTCCTTCTTAGGTTTGATAACGGTTAAACGTTCAAGTTTAGATTGTTCATCTTCAATACCATCAAAGGAAAGCTGCAATGAAACATTTGATTTCTTGGTTTTAATTTTCATTAAATCTTTCCCTGCTCAACTAACGTTCTGTAGTTGTTATCAGTAATTTCAATTTGTTCAGAGTTGTAAAACTCAGAAGAAACCCAAACATTGAAAAGATATAACGAGCTAAAAAAATCATAATGGCGCTCACCATTAAAATCATAAGTAACATTTACGCCCATCACTGGGTCATATTCGTAATAAATTTCCATTTATATGATCGGATATCAAATTGATGTTTGAAGATGGGATAATGATAGTATTAAGGTCTAATACGTGTCAATTGGCCTAATACGTTGCGTATTAGTATACGTCCACTACAATAATACATGAGGAGAAATGTAGATATGTTTAAAACTACTGAACTACTCGATATGCTGAAAGCCACGTATGACTTGCCCTCTGACTATGCACTAGCAAAGAAAATTGGCATAACTAGAGGCGCGGTAAGTAATTTACGATTAAAAAGGTGTTTCTTTAGTGACACTAATGCACTTAATGTTGCCGAGCTTTTAGAGTTAGACCCTTTAAAAGTAATGGCTTCATGTAAATATGAACGAGCGCACAAGCAAGGCGAACAAGAACTAGAAAACTTCTGGAAGCAGGTTGCAGCATAAA